ATGAACGCCATAACCAAGAACAAGGTCGATCCGGTCACACTCACAGTCATTTGGAACAAGTTGATCTCCATTACTGAGGATATGGGCGCTGCGCTGCGCCGTACAGCTTATTCAGAGGCTGTGCGTGAGGGGGACGATTTCTCCACCGGGCTCTTCGACCGTCGTGGCAGACTGGTCGCGCAGGGCAATTTCACGCCGGGCCACCTTGGTGCAATGCCCTACGTCGTCGAACACCTGCTTGCGCGATTCCCGGAACATACACTGCGCGATGGAGATATGATCTGCACCAACGACTCATTCATTGGCGGCAGCCATTTTCCTGACTTCTTCATGATGATGCCGGTATTTAGCGACGGCTGTATCGTCGGCTACGTAGTCACATCAGCGCACCATATAGACGTCGGGGGTGCCCAGCCCGGTTCGCAGGCCGTGCAGGGTGTCACTGAGTCCTACCAAGAGGGGCTTCGTGTGCTTCCCGTGCGGATCGCTAGTGAGCACAAGCTGAATGCCGACATTCTGACCGTGATTCTCGGCAATGTGCGTCATCCGGATAAGATGCAGGGGGACTTGCGGGCGCAGCAGAACGCCAACTATGTTGGCGGAAAGCGTCTTGCCGAACTTTTCCGTGAGGTAGGTTTCGCTCAAATGGACGTGTTTATAGAAGCGATACTTAACGCTTCTGAGGCGCGTGCACGTGAACTGATCGCAGCTCTGCCGGATGGCACCTATTCGTTCGATGATAGGCTGGATGACTATGGGCCGGGAACCGAGCCGGTGCTGGTCTGTGTCGACGTGACCATTCGCGATGACGAGGCAACGGTCGACTTCTCGCGCAGTAGCGATCAAGTTCCGGCCGGGCTCAACTGCTACATCAACTACACCCGCGCCTATGCCATGTTTACGATGCGCATCATCGCCGGCTTCGATATGCCTCAAAACGCTGGCACGTCGCGTGTTGTGCACACCATAGCGCGCGAAGGCAGCTTCTTCAATGCGCGATTCCCGGCGGCAAGCGGCGGCCGCGCGTCAGTCCAGATGCGAATGTTTGACGCGATCAATGGCGCTATGGCTAAGGCCGTACCCGAGAAGGTTAGAGGTGCATGCACGCATTGGTGCAACCCCAATATCGGCAGCAATCACAAATCACGCTCGAAGTGGCTGATGTACGATCTAATTGTGGGAGGGTTCGGTGGCCGCGCCGGGCATGATGGACAGGAAGGAATCGCGGCGGTGATGAACAGTGCCAACATTCCTATCGAAGTTCATGAGGCGAACTGTCCGGTGCTCGTGCGCAGGTTGGAATATATGGCAGACAGCGGCGGAGCCGGAGAGTTTCGCGGCGGCTGCGCGGTCCGCAAGGATGTCGAAGTGCGGGACTACGGCGTCGTCACTCTGCTCGGCGATCGCCATAAATTTGCGCCTTACGGGCTCGAGGGCGGAGATCCTGGCGTACTTTCGACGACCGTGCTGATCCGCGATGGGGTTGAGACGGAACTGGCGTCTAAGGCGGTCATGGATGTGGAGCCTGGCGACATCCTTAGTTTCAGGCTGTCCGGTGCAGGTGGTTACGGAAATCCCAACAAGCGCGCCCGCGACCGTATTGAGGCAGACATCAGGAATGGGTATGTCACACCTGCATTCGCCCGCGAAAAATACGGCGCTTGGGAGAACTGATCGCGGGTCTTTTGAAAAAAACAAGTTCGCTCGTGCTATTGTCGCGAAGCCTACCATGACCCCATCGCGCCGGTGCCTATGACACGGTGCGTCTCGGCTTTGCATCGAGTTGCCACGGGGATCGCGTCAGCAACGCTGGCGATCGGGTACCCCAACGCAGCAGGAGCAGCCCGATCGACGCGCTACCGCTGGCATTGGCGATGGGTAAGATGAGACCGTTGCACGACCAGAGAACAGCACCATTCACGACATGGCCGGGCGCCATTCCCAGGACGAGGTGCTGCCACGCTGGGTTTTGCGCCACTCACGTTCCCACACCCTCTTCACACAACATGGTCCACCAGCGGCCGCGGCGTTCCATGTCAGCGGATGTGCGGATATTGTAGATGGCGCCGGAGCGTAGATCTATCAGGCGCCAGTCCGGCGTGATGGTCAATGTCTCGGCGTCATAACGCACAATGATCAGCGCCGGCTGGACGCTTTGCAGCCGGGCGGCAACGACTGTCTCGCCGCCCTTGGAGGGAATGATGCAAGCATCGCGCTCGAACTGAGCGGTCCAATCACCAGTGACGATATTTCCATAACCATCATCGATCTCCTCGCGCTTCTCGAGGCTGACGCGGTCGCGCAGGTCATTGGCGGATATGTTGGCCATCAGAGCTGCCGCGTCCGGTATGGCGAAATGAGCGCGTGGACGGCACGGTCGATGGCCGCATCCACCTCGGTTCCGGCTCCGTCGAATAGACGCTGTACGATGAGCAGGATGGCTTGCCGGATGGGTTCCGGAATGTCCTCTGTCGCGCCATAGCCGGCCGTGAAGGTGATCGAGACGGCATCACAGCGCCGATAGACTGAAGGCCAGGATCGGCCCGGCTGAAGCGACAACTAGGCGGCACAAGCATCGGCAAACAGAGAGTAGACGCTCGCGTCCAGTGTCTGCTGGAGATTATCGGCATCGAAGTAGGTGACACTCTCGATGGTAGTCACTGGGCTCCTGGTTCAGTTGCCGGAGTGCCAGCGGTGTTCGGCGGTGGATAAAAGACGTCACCGCCCTCGCGTGGGTTCTCGTCTTCTAGCGCCCGGATTTCGTTCGGGCTCCACACGCCCCATTGCAGGCCTTTGACGTAGGCCTCCCAGCGGGCCTTGATGTCGCCCTTGACGAGGGCTGCCCGGTTGAAGCGGGCATAAAGCGTGTCGTCCGCACCAACCAGATCGCGGTTGATGGCCTCTTCCCACATGGTCAGGTGATCTTCGAGCGTATAGGCAACAAAGCCGATCGACTGCTGCTCGATGCCGGTGCCCCAGCTGGTCGATTTCTCGGTGTCGCCGATCATGTGTGGCGGCACGCCAAAGAACATGGCGATGTCGGAGCGCGAGAATTTTCGACTCTCGATCCACTGCGCATCCTCGGCCGTCATGGCGATGCGGGCATAGTCCATGCCTTCTTCAAGGATCAGGTTCTTGCCTTCCTGCTCGCCGCCGGAGCGGAACTCTTCCAGACCCGCCTTCAGATTGGCGATCGCTTCCGGCCCGAGTTTGTTCGGGTGCTTCAGGACACCGCTGACGCGGGCGCCATTGCGGAAGGTCGCCGCGCCATGATCTTCCATGGCGAGCGACAGGCCAATCGTCTCGCGCGCATAGGTGATTGGCGAGACACCATGGACACCATCCAGCGTCAGCCCGACGAGATGGAACATCTCTGCCTGTGCCAACTGGATCCTGCGGCCGTCCTGGCGCGTATAAAGATATTCCAGCGCCAGATCGTCGTGTTGCTTGACCTCGATCCGATCGGGATGCAGCGGGATCAGTTCCTGTACATTGCCACGCGAGCGCACGATCATTGCATAGGCATTGCCGCGCAAGAGCAGATGCGCCTGCAGCATGCGGCGGAACTGCGAGGGTGTCTGCCAGCGGTTCGGCTTTCTCCGCAGAACCGTCCAGATCGGTGTATCGGACGCATCTTCGCGGGTGCGCGCATCGACCCGGCGCTTGATGTGCAACGGCAAGGTGGCAACGGCACCGGCAATGATGCGGATCGAGGCATAGACGGCGGCCACCCGCATCGCGGTATCGGGAGTAACGCGCGTTCCGGATGCCGTGAGCGATCCCGTGCGCAGCGCCTCCTCAAACTCTGCACTGGTCCGAAGGACGAGGCCGCCGCCCGCGCCCTGCAATGAGGCGCGCGGCGCTGCAGCCGGCGACTTCGTGCCAGCGAACCAGTTCGACCAGAATGCCATCGGTTCTCTTCTTCCAGGCAGCCGCCGCTACAGCATCAGGATGCCGCGGTTCTCATAGACCGAGCGGCCGGCATTGACGTCACGCACCAGCGCGCGCCCGAGCGCGTTGCAGATCGCAACAATGCCGTCGATGCGTTCCTTCGATCGTTCCTTGTCCGGCTTGATGTTGCCGGCCGGATCATGGCGTACCGCAACGTTCGAGGCATTCCAGCGCAGCACCGGATGGCCACCATGCCAGAGCGCGCGTGATACTGCGAGGCGCTCCAGTTCTGCTGTTGGTGCTGCCATACTGAGGAACCCCTGACCAAACTGGACGAGGTTCAAGCCTTCATCCTGCAGATGCTGGACAATCTCGCCGGCAAAGGTGCGATCATAGGAAAGCTCGCGCAGGTCATAGCGGGAGGCAAGATCCAGGATTTCTTTTTCCACGAAGGCAAAGTCGGTAGCGTTGCCGGGGGTAGCTGTTAAAAATCCCTGATCGCGCCAGACATCATAGGGCACGCGGTCACGGCGCACGCGGCGTAATATGTCGTCCTCGGGGATAAAGAAGCGGCAGGTGACGATCCATTTGTTGGCAAGCGCCTCGAGTTCATCATCGAGTGTCGGCGGAAACACCAGCACGAAGGCCGAGAGGTCGTTGACGCGGGCAAGGTCTAGCCCACCAAAACATTCACGCCCAAGCAGTTTTTGTTCGAGCTCCTCCAGCTCGTGCTTGACGATGCGCCAGTCGGTTGAGGCTGGCAGGCCTCCTTCCTCCCACACTGCCATATCGAGCCAGCGCGTGACCTGCTCGGTCCATTCGTTCAGCCGCAATCGCCGGATGGCGTTCTGCTGCGCCGGCATTTCCTTCGCCTCATCGATCTGGCGTTTCAGATCATCCACCTTGACGGTGACGCCAAGGCTCGGGTTCGCCTTCACCCAGACCGCAGGATCGGTCCAGTCATCGCCATCATCAATGGTGGCGATATAGGCAAACCAGCTGTCGGATGAGTCCGTCGGCAGCGTGCCTTCCAGTGCCTTGACCGAGAATTCGTGATGCTGGCGGCAGACGGAATGGCGATCATAGCCTGCGGTGGTGATCTCAAAGATCAATGGCTGGCGCCGTGCTCCGGTGGCGGTGTTCAGCTTCTGGATGATCTCAGGGCCTGGATGTTCATGGACTTCATCGACCGCGGCAAAGTGAATGTTCAATCCGTCCATCTTGGTGGCATCGGCTGACAGTGGCCGGAACCAGGACGAGGTCGGCAGCACGGCGAGATTGTTCACGGTCCTGGTAATCCTTGCTTGCAGCGCCGCACTTGCCGCCACCATGCGTTCGGCCTCGCCAAAGACGATCCGCGCCTGATCCCGAGTAGTGGCAGCCGAATAGACATGCGCTCCCGGTTCACCATCGGCGATCAGGGCATAAAGTGCGGTCCCTGCCAGCAGCACCGATTTACCGTTCTTGCGCGCCACCTCGACATAGGCCGTACGAAAACGGCGCAGGTAATGTTGGCCCGAACGGGTCTTGCGCTTCCAGCCATAAAGCGAGCCAACGACGAACTGCTGCCAGTCCTGCAGCACGAACGGTTCACCGGCCCATTCGCCAGTGGAATGGCGCAGATGGCCAAAGAAGTCGATCGCATGACGCGCGGCATCAACATCCCAGACGAGGCCACGCTTGCCGCCGAGCTTGAGGTCGGCGAGATGCCGCTCACAGGCCAGTTTCACCAGATGACCGGCAATGATCTTGCCGCTGACCACAGCGCGAGCATAGGCCGTGACCGGGCAGGAATTCTTGCCAGATCGCGATCTATTTCTTGCGGCCACGGGTTAAAAAATCCTCGAAGGGGTCGGTAGTTTCAGCTGGCTCCGCCACGCGGATGCGTGAACGGCTGGATGGCGTCAGGCCAAACTCGGCCTCGATCTGGTGCATCTGTGCGAGGCATTTGTTGGCCACGCTGAGAAACGGGTTCTGGATGATATTGTCGTTGGACGTCTTCACCACATGGCCGCGGCGTTTGACTTCAGCTTCGGCTTCCAGCCAGCGGCGCCAGATCACGACGTAACGAGCAAGCGCACCGGTATCGAGCTCGGTCATGACGCCGTGCCGGGCGAGCAGCTCAGCCATTTCGGTAAACTTGGTACTTGCCTCCTCATCAAGATGATCCGGCGGCGCGGGAACTGCAACCACCGGCTGTGGCTCTGCCTTGTTCATGCGGTGTGGTCGGGCAGTACCCTTGACCAGCTTCAGATGCGTCGGCAGCGGCTTGCGGCCGGCCATGTCATGACTCCTGTGATGGCGCCGCCAACTATGTTGCAGTCTCCTGGATGCCCAAATGGAACAGCGCAAATTCCTTCTTACGTACTTCGCTTGCATCATTGAGCGCGTTGGAAACGAGTCTGTCGACGTGTGGTGATAGCGCAAGTTCCTTCAGATCGTCCAAATAAGTTAGATAAGCATCGTTGCGGTTGTACTGTGAATGATACCTGTATCGGTAGCCTGCATAGGCAACACGCCGATCCCAGATTGCGAACCGGTTAGGATCGAGCAAATGAAGAAATTTGGAAGTGGCTATTAATGATCCGCCTACAAAAGATTTAATTTGTTTCAACTGATCGAGGTTCAGTACCATTCCCGCTGTCAATTCCCGCAACGCGTCCTTGGCGATATTAAAGTTTGACCAATGTTCGGTATTCAATTTGGCTGGCGTCATCCATGCATAAACAAGAGTGACAGCTATTTTGGCATCATTCTCGGTCAAATTCGGGACCGCGATGCGCTGCTGAAAATAGTCGAGAAAAACCGGATAAGTAGCCCGATACATCGCGTCGATCGGTCCGTCGCGAATTTCTAGATTGCCCAACCGAGCTTGTAGAGTCGCTTCAAATGCCATTTCAATTTTACTCCACGACGTTTCTAGCACCGCAATTTTGATCTATTCGTCGAACTTAGTTTCGAACATCCGCCGCAGGCAATAGCTGCGCGCGATCGACACGACGGTGAAGATGGCGCCCATCGTCATGTTTTCGGCGAGCGTCGTGGACAATCCGAACAGCGGAAACACCACGATCTGGGTGATGACCGCGATGCCGTAACCGACGGCAACATTGGTGAGCGATTCCACCAGCGACATGGTGCGCGACTGCTTCATGCAGCGTCAGCCTTTTCCGGCACGCGCTCGGCGGCAACCTCCTCAAAACTGCGGCCATCGCCTTCGAGCGTCGCCGCCTTGCCGGTAAAATCCTGCCAGCGTTTCACGACGACGTCGCAGAAGGCTTCCGACAGTTCCAGCCCGTAGACCCTCCTGCCGGTCCTTTCGCCGGCAATCAGCTGCGAGCCGGAGCCGGAGAATGGCTCGTAACAGATATCGCCCGGACGGGTATGCAGCTGCATCGGCAGCGTGAACACGCGCACCGGCTTCGAGGTCGGATGCTCGCGCGTCTCGATTTCGGAGGACGGGATGTTCCACACCGTCGTCGGCCAGTTCTCAAAGCCCTCGCGGTTGATCCTCGGCTTCTTGCCACGGCGCCAGCCGAACAGGCACGGCTCGTGCGCCCACAGCATCACCGAGCGGGTCAGCACCGGACGGGATTTGGCCCAGATGATCTGCTGGTGATGCAGGACGTCGAACTGGTCCCAGACATTCTCCAGCATCCGTTGCCTGCGTGAAGCATGCCAGCAATACCATGCAACGTTCTCCTCGATAGCATGGTCGATTGCTACCCGGCAGAAGGCTTCATAAAACTCGGGCCCCTGACTGGAATCATCCCAGTGCGGCTGTTCGATGTAGTCTTCGGACCAATCCTTATTGGCAATTTTCTTCGCCCGCTTTGAGGCGTTCTTTTTCGTCGGATGGTTGGTGCCGTCATAATCGACGAGATAGGGCGGGTCGGTGGCGAACAGCGCCGCGCGCTCGCCGTTCATCAGGCGGGTGACATCTGCTGGATCCGTGCTGTCACCGCATAGCAAACGATGGTCGCCGAGGAGCCAGAGATTGCCGCGTCGGGTGACCGGCGTTGCCGGCACCTCTGGAATGGCGTCATCCTCGGTCAGCCCATCCTGTTCGCCGCGGTTGCCGTAGAGCAGATCCTGCAATTCGTCGTCATCAAAGCCGGTCAGGCCGAGATCAAAGCCGGTCTCCTGCAGGTCGGAGAGCTCGAGCGCCAGCAGGTCCTCGTCCCACTCGGCCCAATTGGCAGATTTATTCGCCAGGAGGCGAAATGCCTTGATCTGCGCTTCACTCAGTTCGTCGGCGAGAACGACTGGGACACTGTCCAGCTCCAGCCGACGAGCAGCCTTCAATCTCAGATGACCGTCAACCACAAGGCCATCGCTGCGCGCGATGATCGGGATGCGAAACCCAAATTCCATGATTGCGCCGACCATTTGCTCAACCGCATCATCATTGCGACGCGGATTTCGGCTGTACTCGATCAGCCGATCAAGCGGCCAATGTTCGAGATGCAATTCGTTCATGGAGTTTTCTTTCAAGTATTCTCAGCTTCATCAGGGTGACGGTCTGGCGCTCCTTGAGGCTGGAGCGCAGTGCAAGTTTTGCGATCTTCCAATCCGGTGCAGTGGCTTCCACTTCCAGGAAAATGTTCTCTGTTCGCTTGTGGCAGGATTTGCATAGCGGAATGAGATTGGTCTGCGTGTTGTCGTGTGTCAGCCGGAAGGGAATGATGTGATGCACTTCAAGTTTTCGGAGCCGACCACAGAGCGCGCAAAAGGGAGCTTTGCGGATCGCCTCCCGTCGATGAACTCTCCATCGAGACCCCCGGCCAGATACCCGTTCGGTACGGCATAGATGTTGTTCATAACAGCGGCGGCAACAGAATTTGCCACGGGCGTTCGTGCGTCCCGACAAAGCGCTACGGAGCACTTCGAAACCTTCGCCACAGGTCTGGCAGATACGGGCAATGCGGACCGCCTGACTGCGACATGCCCGTGAGCAATATCTCGGCCGCGCCAACCGTGCGGCCGATGATGATATCGGATATCTGAAGCCACAATGAATACACGTCGCAAGAATGCGACGTGCGCGTATGGTGGCTAGCCCCTTGGCTCCAGATTCGCGGGCTGCGCAATTTTTGCAGCGGTCGGAGTGGTTGTCCCGGCGTACAGATTCAGTCCGCCCGCATTCCCGACAAACGCGGATGCGATGCTGTCTTAACTTTGCCATTCGTAGATCGCGGGCAGATCAATCAGTCGCGAACTGCGGGTTGATGCAGGCGAACGAATGCACCGATCTGCCGATATTCGACGGCGAGCTGGCGAATGTTGCGCGCGTAGCGCTACCCGCAGCTTCTGCCATTGCCATTTTCTGCATCCAATGAATTCAACATCTTATCTCAGCACCCCCCATGCGCCATTTTGGCCACGCATGTTTTTCTTGCGCGCCCTGGTCTGCGATCGAAAGCTCCCCGACTTTCAGGCCCCGGGGGGGGCTCAGGCTCGCGATCGCCATGCTCCTTTCGACGGCGTGGCGCGCACAGGGTTGCCGAAACCGCCATCCTGGCTCGCTGTCTTCCGGCTGTGACAGGACGCACACAACGCGTGCCACCGGGTCCGATCCCAGAACACCGCTTCATCGCCGCGGTGCGGATCGATGTGGTCGACGACCGTTGCCGGACGGATCACGTCATGACGACGGCACTCGATGCAGAGCGGATGCGCACGCAGAAATGCCATCCGTTCTCTCCGCCACCGCTTCGAGCGGTAAAGCGCGCGGACAGCCGGAACCCGCTTGCTGTCATGGTCCCGGTCGCGCTCACGCTGTTCACGCCATCCAGCCGGACGGTGGATGGGGGGTCGAACGGGCATGGTGGTGATCTCGATGATGCGAACGATGGTGCCGGAAACAACAACGCCCGCGAGGATCATCTCCGCCGCAGGCGCGCTACTCTCGCGAGCATAGTCAGAATATACCCCATCAGAGCCGTTTCTGTCCGCCCCCGGAATGTCCGGCGGACATTCATCCACTTCAAGCCGGGACTATACGATGATGTCTTGATCTCTTACGGCCCACGAGTCGTTGCAATGCTCTCTATCGGTAATGAAATCAGGCAGCGCAGCCCGTTCGGCTCCCAGATCCACGAGAGTGTCCCTTGAAGCTGCTGTTCCACTACGGAATGGATCAATCTTGTGCCAAAGCCCTGTTGAGCCGGCATCTTGACGGGAGGGCCGCCGAGCTCCCTCCATTCAATCGCCAGTTGCGTACTGCTTTGCCGGGGGAGCTCCCAAATCAGGTCGAGCGAACCTGATGCATCGGCAAAGGCTCCGTATTTGGCAGCATTGGTAGCCAATTCGTGAAATGCCATAGCAAGGGGCTGTGCCGCCTCCGCGGCAACGGAAACGGGAGGTCCCTCCAGACGAACCCGATCAGCGATATTGATGCTGTAGGCTGCCAGTTCTTCGAGCAGCAATTCTCGCAATCCTACCTGTTGCTGGAGCTCTCGCGTTAAAATGGCCTGGGCCCGACTAAGTGCTTCAAGCCGGCCGATTACCGCTTCACGGAACTCTTCTGCCGTGGCTGCTTTCGTCAGTCGGACAACGCTTTGCACGACGCCAAACAAGTTCTTGTTGCGATGTTCGATCTCCCGGGCGAGGAGCCGCTCCCGCTCCTGGAGGCGCTTTCGCTCTGTGATGTCGATCGAAACGCCCACAAGGCCCACAACCTTTCCCTCGTCATCGGTAAAGGGCGTCTTTGTCGACAACCAATAGGAAATGCTGCCATCCTCCGCCTGCAGTATTTCCTCGATCTGGCATCGGGATTGTCCGGCCATTATGCGCCGATCATTCTCCATGATCGTGCGGGCCAGATCCTTGTCTGCCAGGAGCTCGAGATCGTCTTTTCCGATAAAACCGCCCGACGGCCAACCAACAGCCTTTGCGAAGGTTTCGTTCCCAAGCAGGATCCGACCCGCGCGATCCTTTGCGTACACCGCTCCCGGGACGGCCTCGAAAAACTCCCGCAGGAGAGAGCGAGTTGCTCTAAATCCCTCTATCGGCACGCCTTACCCTCCCGATAGCTGATCACCTATCCTGACCGCTGGAGAACGCCACGGTCAAGTGGATTTGAAGAGCCTGATAACGGCCGAGCCTGAAACCTGGTGGCCCGTTTCTGTTCATTACCGGAGCTCAATCACCTGGCGACCGGACCTCCCGCAGCCAATCGATGATGTATCTGCGAGAGCGGTTCTTCGGCACCGGTAGCCGGTTCAGCTTCATCGCTATCACGCAGAGCCCATATTGCCACCGCTCATTCGCTGCGGACCGTTGCAGGCCAACCTTCCAGCAGATCGCCTTCCATGGCGTGTTGTGGGCGCGCAACCAGATAATCCTGCCATCGATCGGATCCAGGCCGATCGTCCATGTCAGCGTCTCTTCCATGCGTGAAATCTCAGCAGGTGATGGTGGTGGCAATGATGTTTGCCGTGGCTCTTGCTCCACGAGGTCGCCGAATTCATAGCTGTGACGAGGCCATGTGTTGAAATATCCCTGTCGACGCGGCTTAGGCAATCGCTGCAGCACGACCGCAGCTTCAGCAAGCCGTACCTCGACCTGCTTGGGTGTCCAGATCAGATCACACCCATCACGGCTGCGGGGTTGATCAAAACGGCAGTTCATCGCCATGCTCCCACCAGTAATTGTCGGCAGTGATCGTGCGTGTCGGCGCGACCCTGGCGCCAGGCCATTCCTCCTTGATTGCCATCACCGTTGGCATGGCCTCGATCAGACGAGCGATCTCGGACAGCATGTAGACCTTCATGGCGCGGTCCTGCGGATCGACGGCCGCCGCAGAATCCTCGTCCTGAACGATTGCCGCCACGGTGCCATCGGAAAGCGCGACCTCCCAGACGGCAGGATGGACCGGCTTTGCGCCCAGACGGTCGGCCTCGCGATCGAGGAACCGCCACGCCGTCACCATGCGCTTGATCTCATGAAGCGCATCCTGGTTGCGCCCCTCGCGCAACGCCAGCGAGACCTTGCGATGCTGCGAATAGAACCGCCTCGCCAGATCGTCGGGCACCAGTGCTGGCAGACGGCACGCGCCCCATTTGCGTTCCATGTCGCGCGCCAGCGCATCGAGCTTGTGCAACGCTGCCATCATGTCGACGACGATCTCGGATTTCGGCTTGGTCGCCACCCGGGCGGTGTCGAAGTCATAGGCCATGGTGAACACTCCCTGTGTTGGGGTTGTCACCACTTGTCGCTACGCGCGCACGAGACAGATAAATTCCAGCCGAATGAGGGAGAACAGACGAATTTAATATGTGCATCACACGCGTAGCGACAAGCAGTGACAAACTGACGGTTTTCGTCTCGACAAGTGGTGACATCCTCATTTCTCCTGGATTTCTGACAGGGCCTGCCAGGCGACCTTGATCTTGCCCTTGCGTGCGGCCTCGGCGGCGGCGCGCTGCTGGAAAAGATCGTGGACGCGTGGATTGATCGCCCAGCGTGGGGCGCTGGAGTTCTTCGGCGGATCAATCTGCGTGACCCACCCAAGGCTCTCGAGCCGCTCCATCAGGCGCTGGAACTGCCACCGGTCTAGCGAGCGCATGGCATGAACGCCGCGCTGGCAATCGCGCATCGTGATGATTTTCAGCCCGGCGGTCAGGATATAGCTGGCGATGGCCTGGAGTTCTTCGAGTTCCGATGACGGGCCGAGCACAGATGTATAAAAAGCAGCGGCATGTGGCAGCACAAACTCATGCAGGAATGTTGCGACGCGGGTAGCCGTCTCAGCCGATATTTCTGGCGGGATGACGCCGCGGTTGATGTTGAGGATGCAGTGCCAGACGAGGCAGAGCCGGGCGAAGATGCCGTCATATTTACCGATATGTGAGGCAAGCTTGCGGTTGATGCCCTCAATGTCCATCAAGGCCAGATGTCGGGCTTCCAGTTCCTCGCGAATGGTCAGCGCCTCATCGGAGAAGTAGAGCGTCAGGCATTCCTGCGCGTCGTGGCTGTTGCCGAACGACGCGATGCCAGAAATGTTGATCGCGGTCAGCTGCTCCACCAGCGCCTCGTAACGTTCGGTGGTACTGGTAATCGGCGCGTCCTTGCCGACGGAGGCGCGCTGCAGGACGACGGGCAGCAAGCGTTGGAGCAAACCGTCATCAACGCTTTCCTTTGCAACGGAGGCTATTGCTTCAGGCTGGATGCCGCCCAGCATCGAGACAGACAGGTTCTCGATCAGCGCAGAATCACGGCCGATGCGGTTGACCGCATATTGACCGCCGTTGAAGGATTGCAGCCAGAAGGCCCGGTCCTTGGCCGCCCCACGCCCGCCGCTGTTGTATTTGTCCATGGCGCCGAACCAGCCGGAAAGCTCGTCCTGGATCAGCAGCACACCATCGGGGCTATCCTTGAGCACCTCCTGCGCCGCCTCGATCGTAGTGTCTTCGATACGCAGGCGACGCTGGCGTGGGCGTTCGGTCCCCTTCCGTTCGTCTTTCGTCAGTTCGTTATAGTCCGCCAGCTTGGCCAGAAATCTCCGCATCATTGTCGTATCAAGCCGTGCGATTGGCCGCACGGCCTGACCGATGATCGGGCTTTTCTTGGTGCTGGGCGAACCGATCAGCGCGATCCACAGGCGTGCATTTTCGTACCAGTGGCCGTGCCGCTTGACCTTGATCCTGACGCGATCTGGAATGGCAGCTGCGCAAACTGCCAGCGCAGCCATGGCAAGTCCGGCTGGATCCGCGCCCATCTGCTCGGCCTCATTGAGAGCGAAAGCCTCGATCTGGCGTGGCAGGAGGCCGGTCGGTAGTGAAGGTGGTGCCAGTTTCGACCACAGATCGACGGGATCGGCAGCATCATGATCCCCCGTCACGGTATCAGCGTCGTCGGCTGGTTGGATAACGTGCTGCTTTGCCGCCGCTGCAACCTTGGTGTCCCACTGCCGCATGGCGTAGGCCCATTTTTCGCGAAAGGCAGAAAGGCCGCGTCCCTCGCCCTCGAGCGTGTTTCCAGCCTCCTGCGGACGCACCTTGCGCTCATAGACAGTGTAAATCTCGAGCAGTTTCTGCTCGACTTCAGGGGCAGTAGGCGGGATCGGGCATTCGCGATACCAGTCGACGATCGCTGCCCAGACCATGTCGCGCATGTAAGCGTCGCGGCCATCGACGATATGCCCCCAGGCATCGGTCGCCTGTTGTGGTGGTGCGGAGGGATCGGCCGCCGCTGTCGCCGTCTGGACATGCGGAGGTGATGATAACAGTGCCGATGGCTGGGCTGGCGCAGCCGCCAGTGGCAGCGCCTCCGTTGCCCCGACCTTGTCCAGCAGCCATTGCGGCGCTTCGGCCAGATCGGTGTCGAAGGGCGAGAAGATCCAGAGATATTGCTTGCCATTCTGATGTCGCGACGGCGGAGCAATGACAAACCCACCCTCGGCGCGGACATCGATGCCGGCGATTGTCTCCTGCGTATTCCGGATGGAAAGATGCTCGGGATAGCGGAAGTAAATGTGCTGACCGCCACCGCCGGTGCGGGCGCGCCACGTTTTAGGATCGCAGCCGAGCTCATTGTCGGCAATCCAGTGATCCCAAGTCGCGGAGCCGGATACTGTGCCTTTCTCGTCAAGAACAATGACCAGTAGCTTCCAGCCATCGCCGAGCGAGGCAGCACCGGTCAGAAAACCCATGCGATAATTGGCGCGATGTTCACCGTCGTCGCCGTACCAGCGCTCATGGACGGTCTGTGGAATGCCGGTCTGGAACTCACGCCATTTGCCGACCGGGATCTTTTCCCGGCCGGCAGCAGGGATCACCGCAAGCCTGAGCGCGCGATAGCTGTCAGCCCACTGACAGGCACTTGCAAAATCATCTGGCAGTTCTACGGTCATTGCACGCGCGCCCCATGTCCAGGATCATTGTTTCGTGGTGGTGTGCGGGGATCGGAAGGTGGCCGCCTCCCGATCCCCTCGACGCTCATCCGAAGTCCGGCACCGGGGCGCGGGTGACGGACGCGGGCGGCGTCATCTGGGTTGAGCCGGTCGCAGCCGGACGGTTCGGGCTGGGGGAAGCCGGCATGGCTGCACGCGGCTTCGGCGTGGCCTTGTGTTCACCGAGTTCTGCGGGGCGATCTTTCCAGTCGAGAATCTCGAAGACCGGCACGGCGCGATTGCCATGCTTGGTCTTTTCCTTGATGAACTCGCTCAAGCGCACCACCGGTACCTTGCCTTGCTGCCATTCAGGTGCGGCGATGCTCGTCTCATAGATGCGCTCCAGCGCGCCGACGACACCGATCGCAGTCGAACAGATTTCATGGCAACCAAGACCGCCCGGCAGATAGACAACCACCTGCACGCCCTGCTTGTGCTTTTCGGAGGGGCGGTCGGGCAGCGGATCGCCAATTGTTACCAGCCGCTTGTCGGGGCCCTTGTCTGTAAATTCGACCCAGCCGACCTGCAGTGTGGCCCAGTCCATCAGGCAGACGAGGTCCTCGACCACTTCGAGACCACGCTCGCTGCCATCCCATGTCGATCGCTCGACGCCACCATCCTTGCCGTTGATGCGGATGGTTGGCAGAAAATCCTTGCCGCTAGCAATGCTCAAGCCAAAACCAGTAGTCATGTTCTCAGTCTTTCTGCGCTGCGCGCGTTGTGTCGCCGTCTGGCCGGCGACGTGCCATTCCCCTGCGAGAATCTCCGGGAAAATTCAGAGATGCGAACTCTCCGAAATAGCGCGTTGCGGCCGCGTCATACGCGCGGGCCGCCTCCTCAATCGTTGGGTAAGATCCGAGATAGATGAGCTTGCGGTTCACTCGGATCTGGGCGCCATAAGACTTCTGCGAACGGGTTTGAAGAACGCCGCGATAGCTGAACTTCCGAGACTGAAAGGATTTGTTGGCGTTGTTCTGCTGAGATGTCGCAAGGCGCAGGTTGCAACGTCGATTGTCGAGCGTGTTTCGGTTCTTATGATCAACCAGAATGCCTTTTGGAGCATTCATAATAACGCGGTGCATGCCGACCGCTCGGCCATCGATCTTTGTTCTTGCATAGACAAGGCCCCTTGCGTCCCGCGCCGCGAACCATTTCCGTGCAGACAAAGTCCCGAAGTGGTCGTCATCGACGAGGGCAACATATCCTTGAGTGAGAGGGATCGTTTTCATACGCCGAACACCTCCCATGCCGATTGTCTGGCCCTCGGGTCTGAGAGGAAATATGAATCAGTATCGACGGTGATCAGGCTCGCCAGCTCATGTGGATCGGTGGAGATGGCGAGGAAGTTCTGCAGCGAATGCGCCATGCGGGTCAGGGCCGCGACATGGGCTGAAGCGTTCTCCAACCGGTAGAGTGCCGACTTCCTCGAGGTCACGTAACCTATGCCGCCATTGAAGTTCGATCCTGCGCCGAAATAGGAAGCCACCTGTCTTGCATGGCTTGTCCGGATGGCGTTCGGCAGGGCGTGGGTCGTCTTCAGGTCGAGGATCAGCCCGTGCGCGTCGTATTCGGCATCGGTAAAACCCAACACCGGAACGGCGATGCCTTCCATGCGCCATTCCTTGCGCACCTGCACACGGTCGGGCCGGCCCCATGGCCCGAGCAGCTCGATCCCGCGTTCGACCATGCCGGCAAGCGCATCTCGTTCCTTGTCGCGGCGTGGATCAGACGACAAAGCGGTCCGTTCGGTGAAAACGGCGTTCGCGGTGTCGATGGCCTCTTTGAGCGATGCACCCATCAAGCCAGCGATGACGCCTGCTTCGACCGCGGTGCCACGATGGGCGGCGGCACCAACTGGTGCGCGATAGCCGAGCAGACGCTCCATCACATAGATACCAGGAGCCGCAGCCCACAGGTTCAACTGGCTGACCGAAATGTGGTCTATTCCATGAGCCTCGAACGGGTTCATCAGAGCGTCCTCCAGCCTTCGCCGCCAACGAAGACCCGTGATCCTGCAGGCAAGGAGGAGGTGGGCGGAGTGTCCTCACCTCCGGACGTCCAGCCGGAATGTTGCAGGAACCAGAGACCGATCAGCGCGGCTTCGGCACGGTTATGGTCGCGCTTGCGTGCAAAACGGTGCGCCTGATCCGGCCAGGTCTGGATGGCAAGGGCGCGAATGTCTTCATCACGCTTGGCCTTGGCGCCAATGTCGCGTTTCCAGATCGCAGGGCGGACGAAACTTGTCGGGATCTTGAGTGCGGCGAGAGCGCCCTCAAAGCTGCCTGAGGCACGACCGAAACGGAATGTTGAGGTCAGCCCCTGTTTGGGCATCGCCGCGACGTCCTCGACCACAGCGTGCCGGATGCGGAACTGGGTCAGAATGTCGGCGAAGGAGATCAGGTTCAGGCGCTTGTTGGCGCCTTCACCGATCACGGGGATTTCGGTTGCCAGCAGCAGCCGGCGCTCAAGATCCAGAACAGCGATGCCGTTGTTGAGGCCGGGGTCAATTGCGAGCACTGCCATGATCAGCGCTCCGACCTGGCTTTGCTGGCGGCATCAACTGCACAACCAGACCCGACCCCACCAGCCTCGCGTGCCAGATTGTAGAGGCGGCGCAAGGCAAACAGGCGATCGCCGGCCGCATTGTAAGCCTGCTCGGCCTTGACGATGGCAAACGCCACCTCATCAAGCGTTGCGTTTTCGATGGGCCGCACGGAACTGGCGAGCCTGTCGGATGCCAGAACGCAGATCGAAATTGGCAAACCATCAAGACCGTAATGGCGTTTGCGCAAGGTGTTCAACTTGGAGGTGGCAAACATCGAAGGCTCCTTTCAGGATCGGAAGCGACGAAGAGAATTGTTGGGATTGGCGAGGCCGCCCGTTTCTTCATGCTGGGCCAGCACACGAAGCAGGCTTGCCTGCATCTTTTTCGGGCGCGCACGGGCAATCGCCAGATAGGCAAAGCGATCTGTGCCGAGCCGGCGCTGCACGAGATGGACGAGGCCCTGATCAAAAGCCCACCAGGCACGGCGGCCAACTCGAACAAGTTCCTTGCGGTCAGTCTCAGGGAGATTGCTACTGGCGCGTACCATGTCGATTGCGAGAAAACCGCAATGGTACTGAATGGTAGCGCCGGGCGCCGACTGGCCGATCCAGGCACAGAACTGCGCCTCGGTCAGCAGCAACTGGGCGGATTTATGAGAAATCTTGTTCATATTGATTATTACTCACCGAGCTTCAGATCCGTCTCACGCAGGCTCCACGCCGTGCGCGAGAAGCGTGAGGCGAATTTCTTTCAGGCGGCGGTAAAGGGTGGCGCGGGCACCATGGCCGGACGCGGCAAGCTGATTGATGCTTGATCCGACAAGGGCAGCGCAAAGATGCTGGTCATCGGGTGCAAGTTTTGCCAATCCGACATCGAGACTGGTGCTGGTGACGGCACCATCTTCAATGTCGAAGCTTTGGCCAAACAGTGCGCCCAGTCCCTGTTCTTGCGAAAACAGATCACCGACGACAGCGTGGTCATCACCCGCCAACGGTGCGTCCAGCGACAAAGGCGTGCGACCATAAAGCTGACGCTCACGCCACACGGCGCGTCCGATGCGGGTGGCACGGTGGCTGGCGACCATCTGAGCGAAAGCTTCCAGGGGACTTCGAGTCGGATCGAAAGTGGGAAACCGGGCGATCAGTTCGAGCAAAAGCTCCTGGCGCAGGTCATCGAGATCCTGCACGGGCAACCCGAGCCGCTGGCGGGTCCGACGTGCAACGCGGTCAGCGACTAGCTGGAGGGTGGAAAGATCAGCGGGGGAGATTGGGCAGCGCATCGGCAGGACCTCGATTCATCGTTTGTGATGAACCGAAGGTCACCGATCACGACTGGAGAAGCCTCTTTGGAACCTTCCCGAAAGCTTCCAGATGCCTGCCGGCCTGATTAGAAGGATTAGACGATTCTGATATTTCCTTGCTGGATACCCAGCCGGTATCCAATGCCGCGTTTGGAGATAATAAGCTTTCGCCCATGCTCGCGTGGCAGGCCAGCTGCCGATGTCAGTGCAGTCCGTAACAGGCTGATTACCTTTTGCAGTTGCTCAGGCAAAGCTTCCTCATTGTCATCGGATCCGCGCAGACAATCGAGAAGGAAGTGTTGGTTGACGACGCCGGCATCATGAGCGGCCTCGTTGGCCAGGACAACGAGAACATTGAGTTCGCGCGGCGTCAGGCTAACGTCAGCGCCATGAAAACATACCCGATGACCACCGGTGTCGATGAAAAGCTCCGGCTCGTCGATCGGCATTCCTTGTGGTGTGCGCAACAGATTTAAAACAAGTGGTTCTGCAGCGTTCTCGTCAAGATGTACGTCAATCGGGATAATTTCGATCTGTGTTGACCGCAGCAATCGTATCACATTGTCGGGCAAATTGCGCTCAGTCGGCGTCAAGATGACAACAGCGCCTTCATCGGCGTGTCCCCGGATCGTATAGGCAAGATCAAGCGCATTCTTCGGGCGTAGCGCGCGTACCAAAAAATATTGCCGCCGCCTGCTACCGCTGCCGACCGCCCCGATCCGCATGGCAAAGGGGCCGAGGGGCTCCAATGGCGGTCCTTCAATCTGGTTGGCCTTGCGGATTTGCCGGCAAACGGCAGTCAGATCGATTTTGAACTGGCGTAGGTCATCTTGGGTGAGTACATCAGCATTACCCGTCCCATCTGCACAAAATCCCCAGACGCGGCCGCCGATAGTCTCGAACATGATGCCATCGGAATCCGAAAGCTGCGTCTCCTCAGTCAGCAATCCGAGATTCAGGAAACGCAGAAAAACGGCCGCGTCCGCAGTCCTCTGATCATTGCCATCCAGGCGGCCGATTGGGTGGCGATCACTCCGCTGCAATAGCAGCCGTGTCAGCTTGACGAGGGAGGCGGATGCCATTCCGTGTCAAATGCTCCATGATGGCGTCTTCCAGTGTACGATCGGAGATCGTGGCAGTATGTGGCGGCCTGATCGTCACAGCGACCGGAAAAACCTCTCCGTTGATAACGAACCGAAATACCAACTTCATCGAGACGATCCGGACCTCGGATAGGTCAAGATCCGGTGCGAACTCGAGCAGTTGCGTTATCGCATCATGATTGTCTTTGCACGTATGGGTCCATGGTGAATGATGTCGGCGACCATCGAGTACATATTCACCGTCGTCGATCACGATCTGTCGAATTTGAACATCTTGAACACGTTCGTCCCAGTCGTATTGAAAACGGAAATCACCACCCTGTTCCTGAACAGGCCGCAACGTGTAAAGCTGTTCATTCTCGCGCTTTTTGAAGAAGTCCGCATCACCCAGCATATGTTCTGCGAAGAGCGCGGCAAGCTGGCGCTGGTCGCCCAGCGTCCTGGCCATGACACCCGCCCACCCGGAGGGAGCGTGATAGCGGATGCTGTCTTCGCCAATCTCCCGCCAGGCTCGTGTTTGCTCTTCACCATCTTCTTCGACATTCGCCATGGTCGCGTTGTGGCCGTGTGCCACCATAATGCGAATTTCCTCGCCTTCATCATACCAGCTGATCCGGCAGTAACGCCCCTGATAGCGCTCTGAAAAGTAAGCTGAAGCGGCCTTCTGAAAAGCTTCACGCGCTTCGGCACTATCATGGCGTGAGGGCGTATCGGGCGTTCCATGGAACTCTAGAATCTTGCTGCCAAAGAAGAAGGCGGCGACTTTGCGGGTTTGATCGAATATTTCCTGGTGGTCGAGGAAAGCTCGGAGCGCGATGTGCCGCGGCGTGAGATGGCGGCCATCATTTTCGTCTTCCAACTCCTCGTCAGGTATCAGCTTGATCCCGGCCGCCTCGGCGCGTTCGTGGAGAAGCCGGACTCCGGTTGGATTGGAGAGCATCATGATCCGGTGGAGTGCATCAAGTAGCTTCTTGGGAAAGGTCTCATCCGCGCCGCGGAAAAGTTCGTAGATCGCCTCACGCCGTTCGCGATCTTCCTCAGGCAAGTTCTCCCATCCAAGCTGCTCTGCGGCATCGAACTTATCGATGAGCCGTCTCAGAAGTTCAAGGTCGACCGTCTTGACGAATTCTCGACTGACGAACTTCTTGATGCTCTTCTTCATGGCGCACCCCATTAATTTTTGTTCCCATTATGTTCTTTATCAAAACCTCAACGTGGAGTCGAATCGGTGAGACGGTTTGGCGCGGCGGTGAGTACTTGACTGGGGATATCTCCTGTTGGTGGGAGCCCCATGAAAATCCCCAATCCAATTTCACCCGATCTCATGAGCACTGCCGAACGCCGCGCGGAACTGTACCAGTTGCTGGCGCTGGGCCTCGTTCGTCTGCTCCAGCGCAATCGGGAGCAAAGCTTTGAAGATAAAGGAGAACGTTGCCTTCACTTCACGCCCGACCGATGCCGTCATGCAACTCCAACTCATGAGGAGCAAGCATGACCGAACACGATCCGATCCCGGCGCGTCTGGCTGGTCTCAAGACCATGCCGACGCCTGATCTGAAGCAGCAGTGGCGCGAGCTGTTCGACAGCGAGCCGCCCGCCTTCAACCGCCGCTATCTGGAAAGCAGGCTGGCCTATCGCATTCAGGAACTGGCCTATGGTGGCTTGAAGCCATCGACCATCGAGCGGCTGGAAGCCTTGGGCGAGCAGCTTGATGGCGGGAACGAGATGGTGCGAAGGAGACGCACTGACGACCGTCTGATTGCTGGCACCCGCCTCATTCGCGAGTGGCAGGGTGTGGAGCACACGGTCACCGTATTGGCTGACGGTTATGAATGGCAGGGGCGCCCCTACAAGAGCCTGTCAGCGGTTGCCCGTGCCATTACCGGTACGCGCTGGAATGGCTGGATCTTCTTTGGCCTGAAGAACCATCGGTGCCGGACATGACGAAGCGTGCCGTTCGCAAGCTGCGCTGCGCCATCTACACCAGAAAGTCCTCCGAGGAGGGGCTGGAGCAGGAGTTCAACAGCCTCGATGCGCAGCGCGAGGCCTGTGAGGCCTATATCGCCAGCCAGCGCTCCGAGGGCTGGGTGCTGGTGCGTGATCGGTATGACGATGGTGGCGTTTCCGGCGGCACGCTGGAACGTCGGGCGCTGAAGCAGCTGCTCGCCGATATCGAGGACGGATTGATTGATGTGGTGGTCGTCTACAAGATCGACCGCCTGTCGCGCTCGCTGATGGATTTTTCAAAGCTGGTCGAGGTGTTCGATCGAAATGGCGTTACCTTCGTGTCGGTCACGCAGTCGTTCAACACCACCACATCCATGGGCCGGCTGACGCTCAATATTCTGCTCTCCTTTGCCCAGTTCGAGCGCGAGGTGACCGCTGAACGCATCCGCGACAAAATCCGGGCCAGCCGAATGAAGGGGATGTGGATGGGCGGCATCGCGCCGCTTGGTTATCGTGTCGAAAACCGCAAGCTGGTGATCGATGACAAGGAGGCGGCCGTCGTTCGCATGATCTTCGAACGCTTCGTTGCCGTCGGCTCTGCCACGGTCCTGGCAAAAATGCTAGCCTCTGAGGGCGTGCGTACCCGCCGCGGCAAGCCGATCCACAAAGGCTTTCTGTACAAGCTTCTCAACAACCGGGTTTATATCGGCGAGGCCGTACACAAGGGCGAAAGCTTTCCCGGCGAACACGAGCCAATTATCGAGCAAGCTTTATGGGATAGAGTTCATGCCATTCTTCGCACCAGCCCTCGCAAGCGCGCCAGCAATACGCGCGCACAGACACCGGCGCTGTTGAAAGGCCTGATCTTCGGCCCGGATGGGGCGGCATTCTCGCCGACGCATACGAGGAAGGGCGACAGGCTCTATCGCTACTATGTCAGCCAGACGGTTCTCAAGCATGGCGCCAATGCTTGCCCAATCGCCCGTGTACCCGCAGCAGAGGTGGAGACTGCCGTCATCGATCAGCTGCGCGCGTTATTGCGGACACCGGAAATCATCATCGGCACATGGCGTGAAGCAAGATCGGAGATCGACGGATTGTCAGAGATGGAAGTCCGTGAGGCGCTGGAGCAACTCGACCCCATCTGGGATGAGCTCTTTCCGGCTGAGCAGGCTCGCATCGTCCAGCTTCTCGTCAAGCGTATAGAGCTTTCGGTCAGCGGTCTTTCCATTCACCTGCGAACGGAAGGGCTGACCAGTCTCATCCAGGACCTCACAGATATTGGCCGGGATCCGCAAAATATCGATGCGAGGAAAGCAGCATGATCGCGAAGACCGCTGTTACAGTTTCCCGCGATGGTGATGCCATCACTGTGCATGTACCGCTGACCTTTGCCAAACGCGGAGGCCGCAAGCAGATTGTCCTGCCCGATGCCACATCGTCCTGGGCGCCGCGCGCCAGGATCGACAACACGATGGTCAAGGCGATCGCCCGCGGCTTCCGTTGGCGCAAGCAGCTCGAAACCGGTGTTTACACCACCATTGAGGAGGTCGCTGCCGCCGAAAAGATCAATACTTCCTACGTCAGCCGGGTGATGCGTCTGACCCTCTTGGCGCCTTCAATCATCGAGGCGATCCTGGACGGCAGGCAGGGCCCAGAGATCACGCTGGCGAAGCTGATGAAGCCGTTTCCAGTGGAGTGGGAAAGGCAGTGGTTCTAA